TGCTATTTTTATGACCATGTCAAGAATCTCTCCGCAGGATTTCCACGGGTTCTCCTCGGTTTCCACGTCGTCCTCATACCCGTTTTCAACGTCGTATTCATCAAATGCGGATGCCTCCCGCTCTATCGGCTCGACATCCACAATCGTGAGCAGCTTTTCCGAAATGACATCCTGCATGATGAAATGGATTCCCTTTGCTGCTGTCAGAAATTCGATGACCTCTGCCCCTCCCAGTTCCGCAAGAGACATCCGGTTGCCGAAAATTTCCTGAATGATTTTCTTGTTGAAGAACATCGCATCCGTTATCCGGTCGGAATCGTTCCTCTCCATGAGGCTCACATATTTCTTGTACTGCTCCACCGTCACGGAATTGATGAAAACCGTTCCTCCCCTGCAAGTGATTTCAATTTCCGGAATCACTTGCCACTCTGAAAATTTTTCTGCATCTTCTCCATACGGCGAGCAAGTTCCTCACCGACACCCACGTCAATGAACTGGAACTCCATAATGATTCCCGCAGCATCAAGACCGCTTTCCACGTCCTTGAGTTCCTCGGCGGTGAACTGGTCTCCGTATGCCTTGCACACGAACAGCACCATCGCCTCAATGTCCTGCTTTGTATACCGTTTTTTTGTGTCAATCTGCTCCGACAATTCCAGATAGTCCATATATGTGTCGATTGACATTTTCGGCATGGTATACTCTTTTTTGTTTACGATGACTTTTCTCTGCATTGAATTTTCCTCCTGTTATATGGTCTCTTTTTTACTGCTGCCTGGTCGTTCCGTCTCCGGTGCTGCCCTCTGTGCCGTCTCCGGTGCCGTCCTCTGTGCTGCCTCCTGCGTTTTCAACGCTGTCCGGATATTCCTGCACCGCAGAGAACCAGTTCGCAAGTGCCGTCTTTGCGTCCGTGTACTCGTCAATGAGGTTCGATTCGTCAACGGAAATCTCATACTGGTTGTCAAGACTGCGCTCATAGAATGACCCCTTGATGCTCTTTGTCGTCGGCGACAATTTCCCCTCTTTGGTATTCGCCTCCTCACTGATTCCCTCGGCAAACTTCCCGCAATAAAACCACTTAAATTCATATTTGCCGTTCAGCTTACGTTCACGCCATCCGACGGCGACCTCCGGTGCAGCATCATCACTCGACTTTGTGAGGAATCCATTCTCGTACAACTGACCGAAAAGAATTGCCCTGTCCTGTGGTGCAAGCTGATTGACCTCAAGTTCAATTTCCGTTCCCTCATAAGAATTGATGACATCCTCCGTTCCGTCATCTGAATATATCTTTTCAGAACTCCACTTTTCATCTACCTTTGCTTTGATTGCCCTTGCCAGTTTGACCGGAGTTTCCGCACTGTACGCCGTCGCAGTGTTCTGAATCAATTTCGCAATGTAAAAATCTTTACATCCACATGTCCTGCTCCTCACAATCTGTTTCCCTGTTTCACTCATTGCCTGTTTCCTCCATTTCATAAAATTTTGAGAATCTTTGCGCTTTCATATAGATTCCGTCATCTGGTTTGGAATCGTCGCCGTTCCTCCCCTCGAAATCGAATCCATGTATTTTCATCAATGCCTTTATTTCCCTTGCTAACACTGTCTCGTCCTCGGTAGAAAAAACTGTAACCTGCACCGACAGCGTCACGCCCTCCGCCTCGTCATCCGAATGGTTATCCTCTGTTTCTCCCAAATCCCACAAGGTCACATGACAATCCTTTATGTTTTTGTCATACCATCCCTGCATGACCGTGATTCCCCTGTCGCTGATTTCCTCAAGTGCCTCGGATGCGTCTTTGATAATGTCCGGATAACCCATGCCCTCACCTCACTTGATTGTGTTATCTAAATACGCTTGATATTCCTGTTCAGCTATTGACTGCAACTCGCCGTCCGCCTCCCGCCCGGTCGCAAAAATAAACTCCCTGGGCGGTTGATAAATCGTTCCCCAGTTTATAAATTTCACATAGAAATGTTCGCTTTTATCCGACTTATCCCATCCGACTTCTGCCGTCGCTCCGGTATCTTTGACCTTTACCGCCCCGACCGGAACGCTGTCTGCTGCATGAGCGGAAACGGATGATTTTGTTCCGAATCCCCGCCCGCTCTTTGAAATGTCCGCCGACTTTGGAACTTTGCCCGACATAATTCTTTTGACGACTGGTTCGCTTTTCTCAACTATTTTTTTATTTGTTGCCTTGATGTCCTCGTCGCTTGCTGCTGCCTCAAACGCTTTCACAAGTTCCTCCAACCCTTTGAACTCCATTTCGATTTTCATGAGAATCCCTCCGTGTCAGATTATGACACTACGCCCCGGAACGGCATTTCAGCAGCACACGCCCATTGTCAACAAACATCGGTGACGCATCATAAATCTTGAACTCCGTTCCCTTGTACTCCGCATAAAACTCTTTCAAGTTCAATCTGATTTCCTCCATCTTCCTACAGTTCCGCACTTTGAACACAATCGTGTTCTCTAGTCCGGTCTGCAGGGCGGTGTACTTTTCACTTGTCGCAAGACTTTGAACCTCGCACCAACATTCATAAAATACCGATGTTTCTTGCTGCCTCCTGCCCCCGATGACCTCCGTTTTCTTTCTGATTATCTTTATCCGTCCGGTCATTTGTTGCCTCCTTTGTATATCTCTTTCAGCAGCATAGAGGCGACCGCATTTGACACGCCTTTGCTGTCCTTTTGATACTTCTCCCGGTTGTCGTATAACTCTTTTAAGAAAACCAATGCCAGCAGCCTTTGACGGCTTTTCATGGTGTACGGGTCGAAATCCGGAATTAAATCACCCAACTCCTCAAGCACGGTGTCAAGCAACAATTCAATGATTTCCGTGTCGTCGTCATAGTCAATGTGATTATACGTTTTGAAATCCGCAATCAATTTCTCTCTGTATTCCTTTTTCTCCTCGTCCGTCATTGCCTCACCCGCTTTCAGCGCAAGGGCGGAATGACCGCCCCGCCCATGCTATCCGTTCACGACCTCCGTGATTTCTCCCTTGACGACCGCATCCATATCCACAGGCTGCACATCGAAACGGTCACGGACTTTCACGCCCGTCATATCCTTATCCCACAACCCCGCACCTTTATCATTGAGGTCAATCGTCAGCACATTTCGGTCAAAAAGCGTCACCGCCTCTTTTAAGTCACCGCAGAAAATGGGATGTTTGTACCCTTTGACGGTCGTTCCGTCCGTGTCAAGAATCGGTGTGGATTTCATCGTCTTTTTTGACAGCTTGACAATCCGGTATTCACCGAAAAGCAATTTTCCCTTTGTCTGCTGTGTCGGGTCTTTCTGCAAAATATAGTTCCCGTCGGAATCTTTCAGCTTGTCGAGATAGTTGAACCCGCTCTGATTCGTGAGGACGATTGAGGTTGCTGCAATCGCCGGGTCTAACGTCTCATTGAAAATATCCTTGAGGCTGTCAATGTTGGAGACAACAACCTCTTTCCCCTTTGTCATCTCGTTTAATACCTTGAGAATCATCGCATTCCGGGTCGCCTTTGTTTTCTTTGCAATCCATTTGTTGATGTACGCCATGATATTCGCTGCCGTGTCCTCGAACAGTTCCGCCGTCATCTTGAGGATTCCGCCTTTTTTCTTGATTGTATATTTAATCTGCTTGAACACAGGCTCATCCATTTCCGGGAAATCTGCTGCCTCCTCCACGTTGTCAAACGGCACGGATTCCGCATCAACCTCAATATTCCTGCTGCCCGTCTTGGTTGTCACGCCCTCGGTGTTGACATACTGTTCAAGATTATCCTCGGAACGGCGTAACTCAATGATGTCGGTTCTGATGTCCTCCGGAATGGTGACACCGATTCCCATTTCCCCGTCATCATTTGCGGTCGCATCGGATGTCAGAGCGTTCTTGTAGACGGTCGCATCCTCCTCATTGACCTTTGTTCCCATGAATCCCGCCTTGACGATATTCACGAACGCTTTCACAAGGTTCTTTTTCTCCGGCTTTTTCTCCCCGCTGATGACATTTGCCGTTCCGTCCTCTAAGCTGTCTTTGATTCCATCAAGTGCATCGTCCTCTAAATCGCAGAGCAGGTTGAATTTCTCCTGCAATGCCTTTAATTCGTCCTTTGCTGCCTTTGCCTTTTCCAGTTTCCCGTCATTCGCAAGGCTCTTGACCTCATTCTTTTTGTCATTGATTGCCTTGAGAAGTTTCTGCATTTCTTTGTTCATGTCATTTTCTCCTTTTCATGATTTTTGTGTTACTTTTTCAGATTCCGTAATCGTCCAAATCTGCAAGAATCTCCTGTTTTTCCGCCTCGATTCGCTCCTTTTCCCGGTTCTGCATTTCCGCAATCACCGCATCGACAATGTCCTTTTTGTCCGTTCCCGATACCTGCTCCGGAATATTTGCGTATTTGTCGAAATAATCGGATGCACAGGCTGCGACTGCTGCCCGCTCCTCCACTTCCACGTCAAAATACTCCGCCAGTTCCGAACCGTTGAACCATTTCTCCGCCGACATAAAATTCTTGATTTTATCCCGTGTCACGCCCTCTTTGGTGTGTTCCATGTAGACATCAAGAATAGATTCCTCGCATAGATTCAACTGCTTTATGACAGCCTTGAAATCGTCAGCGTTCCCCCATGCCATACATAGAGGCTTGTGAATCATCGCTTGCGCTCCCGTCGCAAAATGGAGTTCATCACATGCAAACATGATGACCGATGCGATTGACGCAGCCATACCGTCCACATATCCGACTTTGTGACCGTTGTATCTCTTTAACTGGTTATAGATTGCCAATCCCGCAAATACATCACCACCGCCGGAATTAAAATAAATATCAATGTCCTCGCATCCATCCAACTGGTTGAGGAAATCCGCAATGTCCTGCGGGCATTTGTCCTCCTCGTACCACATGGATTCCCATGTCGCCGATACAATATCCCCATAGAAATATAGGGAACATCTGCCCTGCTCCTCGTCGATGCTTAAATCCAAATAGCCGACGTTCTCGGTTTTCCCGGTTCTTTTATTCTTCTTTGTGAAGTCAAACCTTTTTTTCTTTGCCACTTTTATTCACCTCCTCCCTCTGTCTCCTCGTCCTCTGCGTTGTCCGCATCGTCCGGCTCATTGCTTTCCGGTTCTGCCCCGGTCGTTTCTTCCTGCTCCTCCGGTTGTTCCTCCGGCTCGTCAGATTCCTCGGTCACTGGTTGACCTTTCGTGTATGCTGCCCCCGCCATAGTCAGCGGAACGATGCTGCCATTTGCAAACAGTTCATCGCCTCCCGGTGCATCCGACATGTCAAGTTTTCTCCTCGCCTCGTTTGGCTTTATGATTGACCCGCTCACGCCGTTTTTGAGATATTCCATTTGTGTTTTTGAATCTGTGCGGAATAGCACTTTTTCATTGTATTTATAATAAAATCCGTCGTCCTGTTCATCCTCCGTCTGCATCTTATAATTGATTTCCTCCTCATACTGCTTGATGATGAACAACTCCGTGTCAACGTAAAAAGACAACTGCTGCATTTCGCTATTGCTATATGACGACTTATCATAGTTGTTGATTTGATTAGGTTTCACCCCGAACGCTGCTGCAATCTGCAACGCCGTGTATTTTTTCAGTTCAAAGAACTGTGAATCGGTCAATTTGATGTCCAGGGGCGTGAGTTTCATCCCCAACGGAACGGGCAGGATTTTCCCGGTATTCTTTGCCCCGCTGCCGAACTCCTCAAATGATTTTATAAGTGCCTCTTTTGCCTTTTCATTGAGTTCCCCGGTATATTCAAGGGTTGCCTTTGCCGTCAACCCGCTCTCATATAATTTGTTCATGAACTCTTGTGACTGTGCTGCCCCGTTGACCGTGTCTCTCAAAATCTGCTGCACGGGCAGTCCGGTGATTCCGTCGAATGAAAATGAGGTCTTGAAATGCATCACTTCATCCGTGCTGAAAACATATTGCCGTCCGGATGTCGGGTCTGTGTAGACGTACCACAACCGACCCACCCCGGCAAATATGCCCGCATCGTCAACAACTATCTGAACACAATTTGACTGCATCACCCACAAATCAATGATTCTGAACTCTCCTCCGTATTTTTTCCGGATGAACTTCTTTCGCATATACACATATGCGTTTCCGTAATGGTTGCGGTTGATTTCAACCGTATTCCAAAATACCGTCGGTGTCATGAACGGATTAGGTCTCTTTGTCAGCAGCTTTGACGTGTCCGTCGCCTCTGCCTCAACGATTCCTCCCTCCGTCCTCTGATAATATTTGATAGGCATTTTTGCAAGCGTCTCCGACAGCATTTTGAGGCAGGTGAAATATGTCACCTCGGATGTCGGTCTTTTTCTCGTCAGCCCCAAACTTTCAAGGAATGAGCGGGAGTTCAGCGTCATCACACCCCCGCCGTCCTGCGGTTCTCCCCTCCACCAGTTCATGAACCGCCCTGCAAGCCTCTGAAATGGATTCACATTCATTCACCACCTTTCTGCATATACTTCTCATATTGTTTAAGCCAATCACTCACCGTCTCATTCACGTCCGGTCTGTACTCCTCTTTCATTGCTGCTTTCCATGCGTCAATGATTGCGTCAATCGGGTCGATTCTTTCCGTCGTGATGTCCTTGTCAATCTTGATTTCCCCGTAATTGTTGGAAATTGTCTTTGCGTTCGCAACCGACCACGTCAACAGTTCATCCACCGGAACAACCTTTTTATTTCCCTCTTTTCCTACCTCGACACCCTCTATTTCCACATTTCCCGCAAGAATCTCAAGTCTGAAATCCACGGTCGCATCGTTCAACTCTTTCGCTGTCTGTGTCACTGATACAGAATCAAACCCTAACGCCTCAAGGTCAGACAGGAACGCCGACGCATTGTGCGGGTCGTAACAAATCAACTGCGGTTTCAACCCGTATTCCTTGATTAAATCCTCAAGATATTTGATGATGTATTTATAATCTGTTTTAATTCCGCCCAACGTCTCCGTGACCGTCACCAGACCTTTTTCAATCCATAGGTCATACGGAATTTTGTCTGTCTTGATATGTTCATCCACCCGTGATTTTGGTATGAATGAATGTGTGTGAACGAAATATTTTTTTACCCCGTCCACTATGTACGGGATAACGATTGCGATTGAGGTCAAATCGCCTCCGGATGACAGGTCGACCCCGACATAACATTTTGACCCTCTGAAATCTTTCAGCGATTTCAGAACGGCACAGGCTTTCCATGCTGCAATGTCTTTGATATACATTGAATTAGACCACTGCATCCACATGTTTAATTGCTTGACAAGGAAATCCCGCAAATCCTCCCCGCCCATGTCACGGGCGGTATGTGCTATCGGAATCAAATTCTCAAGAGCATCCGCATCAAATTCAAGAATCGGATTCGCTTTCAGCCAGTTCTCCGGCGTGTATAGGTCATCGTCTGCGTCCATCTGTGCGATATAGACGAATTGAGCGTCATTTTCAAATACTCCCCGGAGTAGGTTGCAGCAGTATTCATATAGCTTGTAACAGGGCGATTTGAGGTCAAATCCGGCGGTCGTGATGACAGAAATCAACGCCGACTTTAATTTCTTGATACCGCCCTCAAGCAGTTTATACATCTGATTTGTCTTGTGGGCGTGGTACTCGTCTACAATCCCCAAATATGCCCGATGACCGTCAAGTGATTTCGTGTCTCCGGATAATGCCTTGATTTCGGAGTGTGTAATCAGACAGTCAATCGTGTGGTTGTGTTCATGCACCTTGAACCACTCCGACAAATCCTCGTCCGAATTGATAAATTTGACGATTTCCTCAAATACGATGTTCGCCTGGTCTTGCTTTGTCGCCGTGCAAAATATTTTTCCGTATCTGTACCCGTCAAAATTTCCGTAATAAGCTGCAAGAATACCGTTGATGAATGACTTTCCGTTCTGCCTCCCTAATTGCACATAGGAAGTACGGAAACGGCGGTATGACTTTTCTTTTGTCCTCCATCCGTTCAGAGACCCCAAAATGAAACACTGGAACGGGAACGCCGTCACATTTTCATTTTCCTCGCCCTCTGCAATCGTGAGTTCCTCCGCAAAATTGATGATTTCCTCGGAAGCTGATTCCCCGCCGATGGCCGGAGAGACAGTAGTCTCTACATTGGTCATAATCATGTGGATAGCGGGCGCGTTGGCTTTCAGCTTGACGCTGTACTTGCCGCCTTGACGAACAATCTCAGGCTCTTGAAGGCTCAGATCCTCCAGCGTCGGCATCACAACGCCGTATCCACGCTCCCGTACATCTGTCAATGCCTGATGGATATGGTCATAGTCGGCTTTCATACTGCTCATTTCCGTAAGCAGCGCCATGAGATCTCCGTCGTCCCGAATCTCAAAGCCGGTTTGCTGGCTGATGGTGTCATAGTACAGCTGCCGCGGCAAATTCACATCCGCGCGGACCGCGCCGGTCCCCATATCCAGCCGGGTAATGCGGGCACTGTCGATTAAATCATTTTCCATCAAAGCAGCCGCTACGTCGTAAACGTCCCGAATCCGATGCATGTTGGAGGTAGCCTCTTTGATGCTGCCGATCAGTTCAGACACCAGGGGCATGTCATAGGGCAACGCCTCCGTCCAGACAGGAATATTGATTCCAAGCTCCATCACGGGGAATTCGTAGGCAGGTCACGCCATGATGTTCCTCAATAGAAGCCTTGACTGCCTGCGCCTGCTCAGAACCGGGGTCTGTAGTGTTCAAAAGCACCACAAACGGCTTTCCGATGCTTTGCAGTTCCCGGATGACCCGGGCTTCGGGTTCTATATAATCCTCCCGCGGGATGTCACATACGGACCCGTCTGTGGTGATGACCAAGCCGATGGTGGAGTGCTCGGAAATGACTTTGAACGTCCCCTTTTCTGCCGCTTCCGTCATGGATATCTCATGGTCAAACCAAGGTGTGGAGACCATCCGCTCTTCCCCGTTTTCAAAACGGCCGGACGCGCCGGATACCATGTATCCCACACAATCGATCAGGCGTACCGACATCACAGCGTCTTCTCCCACTGTGATCTGTACGGCTTCCTCCGGGACAAATTTCGGCTCGGCAGTCATGATGGTCTTGCCGGAGCCGCTTTGGGGCAGTTCGTCCTTCGCCCGTTCTTTCAGATAGACGTTATCAATGCTGGGAATAACGAGCGTTTCCATAAAGCGCTTGATAAATGTAGATTTCCCTGTGCGCACAGGGCCTACGACCCCAACATAGATATCGCCCGCAGTCCGTGCTGCGATGTCTTGATAAATGCTTGTATTCA